TTAATCCTGAAGACGATAAGTTCATGTATGATTATATTTTTACTATGGAAACATTACGTTCATGTTTATATCGTAATGTAGGATTATATCATCCACTACAAAAATTAAGTGATCATTCAGAAGAAATAGTTCATAATTCTGAGTTAACTTTAGAAGCTCAAGGTGAACTTTTTGATGACGAAACTTTCGAAAGAATGAAAGATGATGAAGACGAGAAAGAATAGTTGCACTTACCCAGAGAAGCGTGTATAATATAGTATAGAAATGAATCTGGAGAATTATTGTGTTACTTATAGACTTTAATCAGGTCGTAATTAGTAACTTCATGCAACAAGTAGGAGCGCATACTAATGTTCCTCTTGGTGAAGATATTTTACGACATATGATCTTAAATACTATTCGTCTTAATAAGCAAAAATTTGCTAAAGAAGACGATGAAATTGTAATATGTTGCGATAGTAAAAAGTATTGGCGTCGCGATGTATTTCCTTACTACAAAGCTGGTCGTAAAAAAGATAGAGAAGCATCTGGTGTTGATTGGAATACCATGTTTAATACTTTATCTCTTGTACGAGATGAGCTTATAGAAACTTTTCCTTATAAGACTATACTTGTAGATGGTGCCGAAGCAGATGATATCATTGGTACTTTAGTACATAAATATAATCAATATAAGAAAGAGATATTAATATTATCTAGTGATAAAGACTTTATGCAGTTGCAAGTATATAAAAATGTAAAGCAGTATAGTCCTGTGCATAAAAAGTTTATTAGGACTGCTAATGCCGACCTTTATCTCAAAGAGCATATTATTAAAGGTGATAGAGGGGATGGTATTCCTAATGTTGCCTCACCCGACAGTTGCTTTGTAAACGGCACCCGTCAAAAACCAATGCGAAAGAAAATGATTGAAGTATTAGTTAATTCTAATATGCTTACAGATGATATCTCAGAAGATATTAAACGTAACTTTTCTCGCAATCGTCAACTAGTAGACTTGGCTTTAGTCCCAGAAGATATACAGGAAAGGATTTTAGACTCTTATAATAATTATAATGTAAAAGATCGAAGTGGTTTATTTAACTACTTTATGAAGCATAAGCTACGCAACCTAATGGATAATATAAGTGAGTTCTGATATAATGAATTTAAGCACGTACGAAATGTTCGAAAAAATAAGCAAGCTGAAGAGTAAAAAAGAAAAGATTGCCTTACTACGTGAATATAGTCAAGAGCAATTTTTTAAGATTATTCTTGATCTGACCTTTAATAAACAATGGAAATGGTTATTGCCGGAAGGAGATCCTCCGTACAATCCCGCCCCAAAAGAATCTGATGTTCAACATGTACTCAAGCATGATGCACGTAAACTGCAATACTTTATTAATACAAAGGAAGGTAATGCATTAAAACCGCTGCGTCGAGAAACTATGTTTATTGAAATGCTAGAGTCTGTTGATTATCAAGATGCAATACTACTACTATCGATAAAAGAGGGAAAAGTACCTTTCAATGGAATCACAAAGAAACTTGTCCAAGAAGCACTCCCGGACGCCACCCAAGGGTGGTAGAAGAATACCTAAAAAGCAACGTTGTGAAGATGGCATAGATATGAAGCCAGATTTACGAATAGGTAAAGCAAAATTTAAACAGAGTATGAAGCAATTAATAGATTATGGTAAATACGAAGAAATCGAGGATTTATTCTAGTACAGCATTTATCATTGGTAATGGTAAATCAAGGGAAGGTTTTGATTTAGAGCAATTAAGACCGTATGGGCACACATACGGCTGTAATGCTTTGTATAGAGACTTTGCTCCTGATTATCTTATTGCTATAGATGATCCTATTACTAAAGAAATAGAAGAATCGATTTTTAATGAGGATTTTCCTGACCAAACTAAATTTATACATCCAGCTATGGAAGAACAGTTTGAAGATCCTCAGTTTAATCCATTTTCAAGAAATAGATCTAATGCAGGTATGAATGCCATGATAGAAGCTATCCGTCATGGTAAAACGTTATTGATATGTCTTGGTTTAGATTTTATTCTTAATGATAAGTTAACTATTGCAAACATGTATGATGGTACTAATGCATATGGTCCAGAAACCAGAACTAATTTTGGTGACTCAATAAAAAGAGTAAGATATTTTGAATGGTTTGCTCGAAAACATCCTCATGTAGATTTTAGAATTGTATTACCTCAAAAACAAGGTTTAAAGATACAAAGATTAGAATCTAAAAACATTAAGGGTATGTACTATCCTCAATTATTACCTTACCTAAATAAAAATGTCTGATATGGAGAACTGATGCCTATTTACACTTTCCAAGACACAAAAACTAGCGAGACCTGGGACGAAGTTATGTCGTGGGATGATCGCTGCGCTTTCCTCGAAAATAATCCTCATATTACTA